GTTGAATATTTGGAGTCAATCGCTCGTGGTGAAGTTCCACGTTGGGATAGTGATAAAGGTGGTTATGTTTATGGTAATAATGAAGAAGGCACACAATCTTTTGGTGGATACTCAACTCCATCAACACCATCGACTCCGTCTTACTCAGACCCACAAGTTAACTCGGAACCTGACGAAGACCTACCATTCTAATTTAACTGAGCATGGACACTTACTTAGACATAGTGTCCATTCTCTTTTTTAATACACACAAAAAATAAAAACTTTGAAAGAATTTTATAATTACAACTATGGCAATTAAGAAAACCGATTTTAATTCAGTAAAGAAGAAATTCTCTACTTCAGCCAAATACAAACCCCAAAGATTTTTTGATTTAGGTCCTGACTTCTTAGATGCAGTTGGACTACCAGGTCCTGCAATTGGACACTTAAATATGTTCTTGGGTCACTCTGACACAGGTAAAACAACTGCGTTGGTTAAGGCGGCCGTTGATGCTCAAAAGAAAGGTATCCTACCTGTATTCATTATTACAGAACAAAAATGGTCTTTTGAACACGCAAAACTTATGGGTTTTGATTGTGAAGAAGTTGTTGATACTCAAACTGGTGAAGTTGATTGGGATGGATTTTACATCTTTAACAATAATTTCAACTACATTGAACAAATTACTGACTATATTAATAGTTTGTTAGACGCACAAGAAAAAGGTGAGTTAGACTATAGTTTATTATTCTTGTGGGATTCAGTTGGTTCAGTTCCTTGTAAGATGACCTTTGAAGGTAAAGGTGGTAAAATGCACAACGCTGCGGTTCTTGCTGACAAAATTGGAATGGGTATCAACCAACGTATTTCAGGTTCTCGTAAATCTGATTCAAAATATGAAAACAGTTTGGTTATTGTTAATCAACCTTGGGTTGAACTTCCTGACAATCCATTTGGACAACCAAAGATTAAAGCGAAGGGTGGCGAAGCTATTTGGTTAAACTCATCTTTGGTATTTTTATTTGGTAATCAAAAAGGTGCTGGAACAAACAAGATTACTGCAACAAAAGACAAAAGAAGTGTTAAGTTTGCAATCAGAACAAAGGTATCCGTAATGAAAAATCACATCAATGGTTTGGGTTATGAAGACGGAAAGATTATTGTGACACCACATGGTTTCTTGGCAGGTAAAGAGGCAACTGAAGAAAAAGTTTCTATTGAAAACTACAAGAAAGAGTATTCTGAATATTGGAAAGAAATCATTGGCTCTGATGGTGACTTTGTGTTGAAAGAGGAAAAAGAACCTATTGAATAAACTTTTTTGTGAAGACCCTATTAGTTGATGGAGATAATTTATTTAAAATCGGTTTCCACGGAGTCAGAGACTTTTTCGTGGAAGGCGAACACATTGGCGGGGTATTCCACTTCCTCAACACCATTCGTCGCCAGTTGGACGAAAACGAATTTGACAAAGTTATCGTCTTTTGGGATGGCAAAAACAACTCACAATCAAGACGTGAGTTATATCCTGACTACAAATTAAACCGAAGGAATGATATGACTGAAGCTAAGCTTGAGTCATATTACTTCCAAAAGTCGAGAGTTAAACAATATCTCGAAGAGTGTTTTGTTCGTCAGATTGAAATTGATGGTAATGAGTCTGATGATTTGATAGCCTATTATTGTTCGTTGGCGACAGACGAAGAAAAGGTTGTTTTTTCATCAGACCGTGACCTTTTACAAATTATTTCGGAGAATACTTCCATTTATTCTCCAATCAAGAAAATCAGTTATAATTATGGTGACAAGATAAAGTTTGGTGATGTTCACATACCTCACCAAAACGTTCTTGTTGTTAAAGTTTTTTTGGGTGACAAGTCGGATAACATTTTTGGTATTGACCGTCTTGGTGAAAAAACTTTTGTCAAATTATTTCCTGAGATTGTTGATAATGTATTAACTGTTTCCGATATTTGTACAAGGACAGACAAGTTAATTTCCGAAAATAGAAAAGAAACAGTTTTACAAAATATCAAAAATGGAAAAACAAAAAAAGGACAGATTGGCGATGAATTCTTCAGAATTAATCAAAAAATTGTGGACCTTAGAAACCCCATCATCACAGATGAAGCAAAAGAGTTTGTCACCCTTTACTATTCTGAAACGTTAGACCCTGAAGGTAGGGACAATAAAAACTTAATCCGTTTAATGATGGAAGATGGTTTTTTCAAATACCAACCCAAGGACGATGATGCCTTTGTTAATTTTATGAAACCTTTTACCAAACTCACAAGAAAAGAAAAACGCAAATACAAACAATCAAACAATTAAAATATGAAAGAAGAATCCGTAGTTAAGATGGAGTTTCTCCTAACCTTGAACAACAACATTGTCGTTCAACGTTTTTACAATGTCAAAAATTATAATCCATTGGCACGAAAGTCCTATGATTTAGCTTACTTCATGAGAGAAGTAGATGTGATGTTGTCCGAGAATCTCAAAATGAAAACAGTAATTTACATGATGGACAATCAAGATGAAATTACCAATGACCCAGATGTCCTAAACACATCAAATACAGAGGGTCCTGAGTACTTCCATCTGTATGTCAAAATTTCCGATGAAATTATTTTACATAGAATTTTTGACGCGAAATTATATCCACCAAAAGTGAGATATACGGTTGATGTACGTCCCAGCCTTAAAATCATTTTGAAAGGCTTGACTGACATTTTTTCAGCTCAAAATTTATATCATGACTACCTGAGTTATGACCTAAGTCGGTAATATTTAATTTATACACGCGGCTCTATGACTAAAAATTTCGACTATCTCGGCAATACATTTCAAATACAATTACTTAACCAAATCATCGTAGATAAAGAGTTCGCACAATCCATTATCGAAGTTTTAGACCCTAGTTATTTCGACAACAAATATTTTAAATTGATTATACAAATGGTAAAAGAATATTACCAAAAGTATCAATCAACACCTGGATTTGAAACTTTGGAACAAATATCCAAAGCAGAAATTTCAGTTGAGTTGGCGTTGAAGATTGTGTTGGACACTATTAAACAAGTTCAAAACGCACCGTTTGAGGGAAGTATGTTTGTTCAAGAAAAAGCCTTGAAGTTTTGTAAACAACAAGAACTTCAAAAGGTAATGAACAAAGCTCAAAAAATCATAGACCAAGGTGACTTTGAATCGTATGATACTGTTGAAGGATTGGTTAGAACAGCCCTACAAGTTGGAATTAGAGATGGTGGTGTACAAGACATCTTCTCGGGAATGGATGAAGTCCTTAATGATGACTTCAGACACCCTATCCCAATGGGAATACCAGGTATTGACAGACTAATGAAAGGTGGTTTGGCAAAGGGTGAGATTGGAGTTATCTTGGCACCTACCGGTGTTGGTAAAACGACACTCATGACCAAAATTGCTAACACAGCATTTAACATGGGATATAACGTTATTCAAATCTTTTTTGAAGACAATCCAAAGATTATTCAAAGAAAACACTTCACAATTTGGACTGGTGTTGAACCTGATAGATTAGCGATTGAAAAAGAAGCTGTTATGGACAAAGTAGAAGAAATTAGGAATACGATGTCAAACAAACTAATCTTGAAGAAATTACCTTCAGATACTGTGACAATGAATGAAATCAAAAATCAAATCAGAAAGATGGTTGCCGATGGTACTCCAATTGATATGGTTACATTGGATTACATTGACTGTGTTGTTCCTGAAAATACAAGGAATGACGAGTGGAAAGCAGAAGGTTCTGTGATGAGACATTTTGAGGCTATGTGTCACGAAATGAATCTTGTTGGATGGACCGCAACTCAAGGTAACCGTTCATCAATTTCTTCTGAAGTTGTAACTACCGACCAAATGGGGGGTTCAATTAAAAAGGCTCAAGTTGGTCACGTAATTATTTCAGTTGCTAAAACACTTCAACAAAAAGAATTAAAGTTAGCGACAATTGCAATTACTAAATCTCGTATTGGTTCCGATGGTGTTATCTTTGAAAATTGTAAATTTGACAACGAATTGTTGGAGATAGATACTGAATCTTCAACCACTTTCCTTGGGTTTGAAGAACAACAAGAAGGGAAGAAGAGAGATAGGGTCAAAGAACTTCTTGAGAAAAGAAAACAAAGAGAACAACAAAACGCCCAATAAACAAAAATTAAAAAGAATATAAATTAAATATTATGGATAATTCTAATGAATTAACTCAAGTTGAAACACAATATGTGATTAAAAGAAGTGGTGATAAAGTACCATTTGAATCGGACAAAATCCAAAATGCTATCTTAAAGGCAATGATGGGTATTAACAAAGTTGATGCTGAAATGGCTGAAAAAATATCAAGATTAACTAAGAAAAGTCTTTTCAGAAACGATAAGACCAAAGTACCTCATGTTGATGAGGTTCATGATATGGTTGAGAATAAATTAATGGACAATGGTTTGAATGATGTTGCTAAAGAGTATATTATTTACCGTTCAAAACACAGACCAAATATCTTCAACAAGAGAGTTAACTTAAAACCTTACGAATATCCTAATTTGCTTCAATATGTTGATGCTATTCGTCATTCTTATTGGGTTCACACTGAGTTCAACTTTACTTCTGACATTCAAGACTTTAAAGTCCATTTGAATGAAAAAGAAAAGTCTGCGGTACAAAGAGCTATGTTGGCTATCTCACAAATTGAAATTGCTGTTAAAACTTTTTGGGGTGACATTTATAAGAAGTTACCAAAACCTGAAATTGGTAGTGTTGGGGCAACGTTTGCAGAATCTGAAGTAAGACACGCAGATGCTTATTCAAACCTAATACAAGTACTTGGACTCAATAAAGAATTTGAAAATCTACTTGAGGTACCTGCAATGCGTAGAAGAATTAAGTATTTGGAGAAATCTATCTCAAATTCAAAGGCAATTGAAAACCAAGATTACTTTGAGTCTGTTATATTGTTTTCAATGTTTGTGGAAAACGTATCGTTGTTCTCGCAATTTTTAGTTATTATGTCATTCAATAAGTTTAAGAACGTATTGAAAGGTACAAGTAACGCAGTTGAGGCAACTTCTAAAGAAGAAAACATTCACGCAGAATTTGGATTTGACTTAGTCAATCTAATTAAAAAAGAAAACCCAAGTTGGTGGACACCTGAATTAGTTCAAGATTTAATTAACGCTACCATTGATGCTTACGAAGCTGAGACTGATATTGTTGATTGGATTTTTGAAGAAGGTGATTTAGATTTCCTAACTAAAGAACAAACATTAGAGTTTATCAAACATAGATTTAACATTTCATTAAATGCTATTGGAATTGATAAAGTATTTGATGTAAACCCTATTATATTGGAAACCACCGAATGGTTTAATGACGAAATTTTAACAACAAAACACACAGACTTTTTTAACAAACGTAGTATAAACTACAGTAAAAAATCAAAGTCTATTACTTTAAACGATTTATTTTAACTATATTTACAGTAATAATTATTATGGAAAATAGAAAACCTTTTGATTGGATTAATGACGAATCCATAACATTTCTTCGTAGAGGATATCTCAGCGAAGGAGAAGAACCGATTGAACGAATTCGTGTAATTGCGAACCATGCTGAAAAACTATTAGGTAAGGTTGGTTTTGCAGACAAGTTTTACGAGTATATGAGTAAAGGATGGTATTCATTATCATCACCTGTATGGGCTAACTTTGGTAAAAAACGTGGACTACCGGTAAGTTGTTTTGGTTCAAACATTGGAGACAACATTGAATCAATCCTCTTTACTCAATCTGAAGTTGGTGAGATGAGTAAGATGGGTGGTGGTACCTCAGGTTACTTTGGTAACCTCAGAGGTAGAGGAGCAGAAATCACCGACAACGGACACGCACCAGGAGCGGTTCATTTTATGAACCTATTCCAAAGTGTTGTGGACAACATATCTCAAGGTTCAACACGTAGAGGTAGATTCTCACCATACCTTCCAATTGAACACCCTGATATTATGGAGTTCTTAGAAATTGGAACTGAAGGATTTCCAATTCAAGATTTGACTCACGCAATTACAGTAACCGATGACTTTATGGAAGACATGGTTAACGGTGACTCTGATAAAAGAGCTGTATGGGCTAAGGTCATTCAAAGAAGAGGTGAGATTGGGTATCCATACATCATGTTTGCGGATACTATGAATAAGAAAGCGCCTAAGGTGTATAGAGATAAAGATATGAAAATCTATAACTCTAACTTGTGTTCTGAAATAGCACTTCACAATTCTGAGGATGAATCATTTGTATGTGTATTGTCTTCAATGAATTTACTACATTATGATGAGTGGAAAGACACAGATGCTGTTGAATTAATGGTGTATTTCTTGGATGCGGTTGTGACAGAGTTTATTGATAAAATTGACGAATTAAGAACAAACGGTACCATTGAAGGACAAAGAGCCTTCTTTTACTTGGAGAGAGCTTACAACTTCGCTAAAAGACAAAGAGCCCTTGGTTTGGGAGTATTGGGTTGGCACTCTTTACTACAATCTAAAGGATTACCATTTGACAGTAAGGATACTGCAAAATTGAATGTTGAGGTATTCAAATTAATTAAAGATAAATCATACAAGGCTTCGGAAGAATTATCAGAAATTTTTGGTGAACCTGAAACACTTGTTGGTTATGGTAGAAGAAATGTTACTTTGAATGCTATTGCACCAACAACATCTTCAGCATTTATTTTGGGTCAAGTATCTCAATCAATTGAACCTATTTGGTCTAACTGTTATGTTAAGGATGTTGCAAAAATGAAGGTAACAATCAAAAATCCAATTCTTAAGAGATTATTGATTGACATGGGTAAGGACAACAAAACTACTTGGGATAGTATCAAGAAGTATGACGGTTCAGTTCAACACTTGGATTTCTTAACTGATGAACAAAAAGATGTTTTCAGAACTTTTGCGGAAATTAATCAAGCATCTATCATCAACCAAGCGGCTGTAAGACAAGATTATATTGACCAATCGCAATCCCTAAACTTGATGGTTTCACCTGACATGCCAATAAAGGATGTTAACAAACTTCTAATTGATGCATGGCAACTTGGGGTTAAAACTCTGTATTACCAACACTCAATGAACTCAGCACAGGCTTTCTCAAGAAAGAAGTTAAATCTAAATGATTTACAATGTGTGGCTTGTGAGTCATAATTAACATCTAAAATAAATAAAACCCGTCGTTTTCGATGGGTTTTTTATTTATAAGAAAAAAAATACAGAGTATATTTATAAGATATGGCTGAAGGTATTACATATGGTTTAGAATTTCCTTTTGTGGATTCAACACAAGGGGATTATTTAGCCCTAACGGAAACTCAATATCAGCAAATAAGGAGTGACTTATTACACCTAATTCTTACAAGAAGGGGTTCAAGATATTTTTTACCAACGTTTGGTACAAGGTTATATGAATATATTTTTGAACCGTATGATGGACTTACTTTTGATGCAATAGAGTCAGATATTAGGGATTCTGTCCAAAATTTCATGCCAAATCTTTTACTTAATAAAATTACAATTGAACCTGCGGACCCGTCTGAAGAGGTTCCGTTGGCTAAAGGAACTACGATACCAGGGACGGCAAGAGAGTATGTTTATAGAGTTCCCGGTAAAGGAACATCTGAGTATACGGCAAAGGTAAAGATTGACTACACAGTTGACAATTTAGCGTTTGCACAAAGTGATTTCGTTATTATCAATATTTAAACAATAGATGGCAAACAATAGAATTTCATATACAGTACGAGATTATGAAGGAATTCGCATAGAGTTACAAAACTATGTCCGTACATATTATCCTGAACTGATTCAGGACTTCAACGACGCGTCAGTGTTCTCGGTATTCTTGGATTTGAATGCTGCGGTTGCAGACAACCTACACTATCACATTGATAGAAGTATCCAAGAGACTGTATTACAATACGCTCAACAAAGGTCATCAATTTATAATATAGCCAGAACATACGGTCTTAAAATACCGGGTCAGAGACCATCAGTATCTTTAGTTGATTTCTCAATCACTGTACCTGCTTTTGGTGATAAAGAAGATGAAAGATATTTGGGTATTCTAAATAGAGGTTCTCAAATATTTGGTGCGGGTATTGTGTTTGAAAACCAATACGACATTGATTTCTCATCACCATACAATTACGCCGGTTTCCCAAACAGATTAAAGATTCCAAATTTTGATGCCACAGGTAATTTAGTTAACTACACAATTACAAAAAGAGAACTTGTTGTAAACGGTATTACCAAAGTTTACAAAAGAGTTATTACACCTTCCGATGTAAAACCATTCTTTGAATTGTTCTTACCCGATAAAAACGTTCTTGGTATTACAAGTGTATTATTGAAGAACGGAACCAACTACACTAACGTTCCTACCTCTGCAGAATTTTTAGGTTTAGAAAACAGGTTTTTTGAGGTAGATGCTTTAGCTGAGGATAGAATCTTCATTGAAGACCCTACCAAAGTGTCTGACCAACCCGGTATTAAAGTAGGTAGATACCTTCAAACAAATAGTAGATTCATCTCTGAATTTACACCTGAAGGGTTTGACAAACTAACTTTTGGTGGGGGTACAACTTCGGCTCAAGACCAATTGAATACCTTTACCAATTTAGGTTTCCCAATTACAATTCAGAACATTACCAATAACTTTTCATTGGGTTCAACATTGACACCAAACGCAACGTTATTTGTTCAGTATAGAGTTGGTGGTGGTTTAGCAACAAACTTAGGTACAAACGTTATTAATCAGATTGGAACGGTATCATTCTTTGTTAATGGTCCGTCACAAACAATTAATAGTTCGGTAATCAATTCATTGAGATGTACCAACGTTACCGCGGCTATTGGTGGTTCAAACGCACCAAACACAGAAGAAGTTAGAAACTTTGTTGCATTTAACTTCGCGGCTCAGAACAGAGCGGTTACCGTTAATGACTATGACTCTTTATTGAGGAACATGCCAGCAGAATTCGGAGCACCTGCAAAAGTGGCAATCACAGAAAACAATAACAAAATTGTCATCTCAATGTTATCTTATGATACATCCGGTAAGTTGACTAGTATTGTATCAAATACATTGAAACAAAATGTGGCAAATTATTTGTCAAATTACAGAATGATGAATGACTATATTCAGGTAACAACCGCAGAGGTTTTAGACTTGGGTGTGGAGATTTCAGTTGTGTTAGATGCAACACAAAACTCAGGACAAATTATTAGTGATATTGTTAACAAAGTTTCAACATATTTTGAACCCCAATTCAGACAGTTAGGTCAGAACGTTTATTTGTCAGAACTTAGAAGTATTGTTCAAAGTCAAAATGGTGTAATTACCGTATCGGATATTGTTATTGATAACAAAGTTGGGGGACAATATTCTTCGGCTGAAACTTCAATGCCATATTCAGATGCTGAATTAAGAATTATCAAACCGGTTGACGATACTTTGTTTGCACAACCTAACCAAGTTTATCAGGTTAGATACCCACAGAAAGATATCAAGGTTAGGGTAAGAAACTTACAGAACGTTTCTTTCTCATAACACCTTTATTTAATCACACCTTAAGGTATATTTTTAGATTAAGAGGTTTTTCTCAAAAAAACCCAAATAACTATTTATCATTAAAGCCTTAAATGGGAAAATCATATAGGATAAAAACTGACTTAGGTGTAGACAAAAATATATCGTTTCAATTAGAGCAAGATTTTGAATTTTTAGAAATCCTTTCTCTTCAAATTTCTCAGAATGATGTTTACACAAGAAACTGTGCGGACTACGGTGTTGTGGTTGGTAGGGTTATTGCCAACGGTGGACTAGGTATTCCAAACGTAAAGGTTTCAATCTTTGTACCTATCACTGAAACCGATGCGCTTAACGAACAGATTGTTGCTCTTTATCCTTATGTTCAACCAAACGATAGAGACACCAATGGTATTAGATATAACTTATTACCAAGTGAGCCGTCATATGCAAAACATGCGGTAGTTGGTACTTTCCCAACAAGAGAAGAGGTTTTAAAAGACCCGACCTTGGTTACGGTTTACGACCGTTATTATAAGTATACAGTTAAAACCAACGAGAGTGGTGACTACATGATTTTTGGTGTTCCATTGGGACAACAAACTATGATGATGGATTTGGACTTGAGTGACATTGGTGAGTTCTCACTAACCCCTCAGGATTTGATTCGTATGGGCAGAGCCACTGAAGCTCAGGTGGCGGGTGACAGATTTCAAACATCAACCAACTTGGAGAGTTTACCACAGATTGTATCCATCACCAAGACCTTTGAAGTAAATCCATTTTGGGGTGACCCAAGTCTATGTCAAGCCGAGGTAAACCGTGTTGATTTTGATTTACGTGAAGAAGCCAATATTGATATTGAACCAACTGCAATATTCATGGGTTCAATGTTCTCAAGTCCTGATGAGTATAGAATCGGAGCACCATCTGTAAGAACCGATGGACCTCCAAGTGTGTTAGGTAGAGGGTGTAAACCAAAAGACAATACAGGTAGTCTGTGTCAGAATATTCCTGGTCCTGGTCAGGTGTTAGCCGTTAGACAAACAATTAATCAGGATGCTGAAGGTAGACCAATCTTGGAAGAGTATAGATTGGAGAACTCAGGTAATGTAATTGACGGGGATGGTACATGGGTTGTTGAAGTCCCGATGAATTTGGATTATGTAACAACATCTGAAGACGGAACGAGAATATTCTCAAGAGACCCGTCAGTTGGTATTCCAACAAAAGGAAAATACAGATTCAAAATCAAATGGCAACAATCGCCAAACTCTGTTGAACAAATTAGAAGACCATATTACTTGGTTCCAAACATCAGAGAATATGGTTGGCAAATATCATCGGTTGACCCGATTTATGGCGCAAACCCATTATTGTTAAAAGATTTAAAAAGTTCGTATTATTTTGGTTTGGATTGGTCGGGATATACCGATGCCAGTACCACAGCAATTGAGAATGAAAAATTAAATAACGCCATTAATTGTCTTGATACTTTCTATGAGTTACAATACAACAAAGTCTTTACCGTCTCTAGTTTAATTGACCAATATAAAAGGGGTGGTGGTAGAAGTAAGTTTATCGGTGTAAAAGATATTGCAGACAATCAGTGTACCAACACAACAAACAATTTCCCTGTCAACGAGGGGGTTAAGAATTTTGATTTATTATATTTCTTATTCTCAATCTTATTTCAAGTATTCCAAATAACATTTGTACCACTTCTTATTGCGTATCATATTATTGCATTTCTGTGGAATAATTTTGCGAAACCTATTGTAATTGCTTTGATAGCAATTTCATCGTTTTTATCTTATACTTTCTTTACCCTTACAGCTGCTTTGATGGCGCTATTTGGTGCTGGTTTACTATTTCTTTTACCGGCAATCTTTTTTGCGACATTAGCAATAACTCTTACAGCACGATTTAGAAGAATTACAAAGTTTAAATTTGGGGCATTTAACTTATCGATGATTACATATCCTGAATGTCAGGGTTGTGATTGTAAACCTGGTGACACCATTGCTGGTGACAGTGAAGGTGGTGGAACATCTTTGTTAACACCTTTAGCAAATCCTGCACTTTATTATCAAAATATTTCTGAGGGTTATTTGAGGTTTAATGAGGTTGAAAGTGGTGATGATAGAGGTACAATCTCAGATGATAATATTGCGGTTCAATCTTTCGCTTTGTCACAAGCGGTTGGTTCAAGAATTTTTAGAAACCAAAAGTTGGGGGTTTATAAATCTACAGAGTCCGAAGATTTAAGATTACCCGATGCTGACAATGACAAGTATTTTGCCTATGGAACATCATTACCGATGGCTCAGAGAGTTAACCAATTCAATAGTAGAAAAAAATACTTTGACGGACTCAATAGAATTTCTGTTAGTTTTGATAATCCATCAAACGCAACGGTAAAACACTTTGATAATACTTTAACAATAATGTCACAATCTCCGTTCCCATCAGGAACTTTGTTGACATTTGTTAATCCTGAAAATTCGTCGGACAATAACTATAAGTTCAGTTCTAATACTCAATCAGATACAGGTATTAGTGGTACCACATCATTTATTGGTGTTAGTGCCGTAACAATAAATTATGCAACTTCTCAAACTACAGATACAACTCAAACATATACCTTAAGTTCGGGTTCAACAGAAACAAATTATAATTACCCTGCGGACATTGAATACTTTCAAGTTGTTACAGCAATTACCGTTTCAGAAGCGTTTAATTTGATTGCACAACCAGGGTGTTCATCTTGTAGAAAGTATGTTGTAAAATGTGACGACTCAACTGTCGGTCAATTATTCGCATATTTTTCATATCAAGCTTGTGACGGAACTACACAATATGTTAATTTAACAAACGTATATGATACGACAGCTCAAGATTGGGTGGGTGAAACTTTAGAGGTTTGTGCTTGTGCAACACCAACACTTGATAGTGGTGATGGTAGTGTTGTGTTTGTAGGTCCTGTATGTCAATTACAACCTACATATAATTCATTTTTAAAATT